ATGATTCAGGGTGGTTCAACTCAGAAATGGATAAACCTTTATTAATTGCCCCTTGATATCTTTCGGCTTCTCTTCTTAATATTTTTTCAGGGTAAACACGACCGTTTCTGTTTGGTGTGTCAAATTTTTGTAATACCGCATAAAACTCAAATGGCTTCGAGTGGTCCAACTGACCATACGATTCTTTGATAACTTCAGCATTACGACTATCGTGTGGGTTTACATATCCTGCATCCCATTCAATCAATATTCCCTTCCCTGTATCTTGTGGTCCTAAAACTCTCATATGAATAAATCTTTATTATAAATACTTTAGAATGGAGATTATTCTATGATGACATCGAATTCACTTACCGTCACTCCAATATATTTGGAATATTTAGCGTTCATCACATCAGCAACTTTGTTATTGATAACATAACCTAATGGTAAATCTTCTCCTGAATAAACGTCTTTGAGGGCCCAAGTCGATGCGAAACCAGTCACGTCTTGTTCACCATCATAAGTATATAAAATCTTATCAATCATGACCCTGACAGAAATGTCATTATCTTCCATATCACCTTCTAACATTACATTTCTAAAAGTCACTACAGTAAAATCCTCATTTACCGTGAAATCAGACGGGTCAATAATATTGTTAAGGTCATCAATGGCGGTGTTAGCCTCACTGATGACCTGTCTTAATTTTTGTAGTTGTGATTCTGTAATTTTGATTTTCACGAAAAAGGTATTTAAGATAAATATTCTTTCTTTTTCGTTTTGGTCTTAGACAACGTAAAATAATCTGAAGACATCAATTCATCTGAATAGATTGATTTACATATTTTCTTTACACGGTCCCTCAAAATAATTGATTTGAAATCCATGTGTTCTTTTACAAATAATGTAACCTCTAAATTCATGAAAGATTTTTTACCCATTTGAATACCACTCGTTCTTAAGTCTAAATCTACGATATTATGTGTTTCAAAAATTAATGGGTCAACACACTCTAATAAGTTATGTTTAATGTTGCGATTTAAGTTTCCGTTTATTCTGTTCCAATTGTCACTTTCAACAGTTGGTTCAATCCATGATTGAATTGAAATGTAAATTGATTTTAAGTTTTGTGCATCTACAGTTCCATAACTACACTTAGCGTTTTCGAAAATATTTAATTTCGAACTTTTACCTTTTTTCATATATTATTCATATATCTCCTCGTTTATTTGTTGATAAAAGTATAAGAAACTTTTCCTCCTCAGTCAAAATTTGACTTAAAAAAACTATTTATTATAATAGTCAAGTATGATAGTAGTAAAAGTAGATAACAAAAAAGGTGGTATTGAGAGAGCTCTCAAGAATTATAAGTATAAGGTTATAAAGACCAAACAACTTAATAATTTAAGGGATGGAAGATACTACGAGAAAAAAACCACAAAGAGAAGAAAGCAATTACAGAAAGCCAAGTATGTGGAAAAATTAAAGGGTTCAGAAGACTGAACCCTTTTTTTATTATAGACCTGAATGTAATTGTTTGAGTTTGTATAATGAAACTAAATCGTTTTTACTTTCATTAATCTTAGAAATTGTATTATTAACTTTTTCAGTTAATTCTGTATCAGTACTTTCAGTTAAAGTAGATTTAAGTTTACCAATAACTGATTCTTTTAATTCAGTCATTTCTTTAGTAATATCCTCTTTAGTCATTGATAATAATCCTTTCAATTCCTCTTTCTCTGATTCACTAATATTTTCATATTCTTTGTTGAAAGTATTCGATGCAATTTTCAACATTGTAGACAATGGTAGATTTACTGATTCTTTGATTACGTCTTCAATCTTTGTTTCAGAAAGTGTTCTCTGAATCTTTAATTTTGATTCCACAACTGTCTCCAATTTAGTTAAAGATTTTTCGTAAATAACGTTATCAATATCTACGTAATTATTTTCAACAGATTCATCTAAAAGTTCATTAACCCACTTAGATAATTCTTCAATTTTTTCTTTGTTATTTGTGATGATATCATTTAACTTTTCAAACGACTCATTTACATATACCGAAGCAACTTCTTTAGATAAACCTTTTTGTGAACTTAATTCATCATAAAGGTAATAGGCTTCAGCCAAATTTTTGTCACCCAAGATTCTCTTTTTGAAACCCTGAAGGTTAGACTTAAAAGATTGTTTACCGTAAGTAGAAACTAACGTTCTTTCAATCTTTGATTTTATAGCACCGAACTTATTCATAATTGTTTTATTTATAAATATTACTATTTGAGTAACTGGTTCAACTTTTCTTCCATCTCACCTAATGACTCTCTACCTTTAGATAGGTCAATAGTTTCGTCTTGACCAAATAATGTCATATCTTCTAAGATTAAATCTAAGTCTTTATTTTTTACGAATGTCTCAGGAGCCAATTCAGGTTCACCACCAGTTTCAACTTCACCAGCAGGTTCACCACCTAAGTCTCCTCCTAAGTCTCCTCCTAAGTCTCCACCGAAATCTCCACCACCGCCGAAGTCTCCACCACCTCCGAAGTCGTCTCCTCCTTCAGTATCAGCTTCACCTTCAGGTGATGTACCTTTTTGACCATACAATTTGTCAAGATTGTCAAAGATACCAGTATTGATAATAACTTCTTGAGTTTTCTCCAATTCACCAGCAACCGCTCTTTCAATACGTTGTTGTTGTAAGTCAAGTTTGATTTCCTCATCAGAGAATCCAAGAATATGTTTCTTAGCCCATGATGATGAAACAGGTAAGATACCGTTTCCTGGGTCAGTAGTAGCATCACGATACAATTGAATCTTCTGTTGCCATTGTTCCACCTTCAACAAGTCAGCTTGTGATGATGGGTTAGTTAACGCCAATTGGAAGTTTTGTAATTCATCCTCAAAACCTAAGATATATAAGTGGATGATTGCAATCTTATTCAACTCCTGAATCATGGACCTTTGAATTCTATTGATAGTTCTCGCAAAACGGATATCCTGTAATGCTAAGTTCTTACCTTCACCCGTAACCTCTTCAAAACCTAAGAATGCTTTAGGAACACGAAGTGCCGTCAACAATTTCTTTTGGATGTATTCAATATCCGCAATCTCTGACAAGTTCTGTGCACCTGGTAAAGTATCAATAGGGTTCGGAGCGTTAGGGTCACGAACAGGAATAAAATAATCTTGGTCTACGGCCATTTGGTTCATACGTAGGTCGACATTACCCGTTGAAGGGTCTGCGACCTGGTCACGTTTGAACTTATTGGCAACTCGTTGTACATACGGTTCGACATCTTTGTCATCCATATTACCTACGAATACTTTGAATACTCTTCTTTCAGGTGCTCTTGATGTTCTATAGATTAACATCGCATCTTCTGATAGAATAAGTTGTTTCCAAATTCTTCTGGCTTTCTCCAACATAGAAGTACCATAAGGAAGCTTACGGTCATCACCCAATAACCTAAAGTGAGCAATCTCCCACGTATTGAATTCCATGTCTTTTACTTTCCATTTGAATTTCAATACCTCTTCATTTGACTCACCACTTGGTTGTTGTACACCGTATTGACTTGGTGCCGACTTCATACCTCTCTCCAATCTTTCGATTTCAATATTTGGTAATTGTTGACCACCCATGATACCTTTTTCAGGGTCCAACTTCAAGTATACGAAGTTGTCACCATACTTAGCTGTGTTTCTTGTCCACATCGGTAAGTTGGTATCAATGTCCAATCTATTGTTGAATAAATCAGTTAAGACTGATTTGATTCTTTTACTTTCTGAATATACCTGAAGGATGTAACCATCCTCATTTGCTGTTGTAGATTCCTCAGCATAGATATCGAGTGCCGCAGAAATCTCAGGAGTATATTCCATACTCTCATAATCGTAGAATGCTGCGAGTCTCGTTGGCTCGTAATAAACAGCTTGGGTATATAAGTTATTTTCTACCTTCTGCCATTGTTGGCCAAGGTATAGAGTTTGTTGAGCTTGAAGTTTCTCTCTTTCGTACTCATTTTTGTCAGGTGTTTTAAGTAACTCCTTCTTATCAAATTTGTATACAGGCGGCTGTTGGTCCAATGTAGAATCGGGACCAAAAACTTTGGTTAATCTCTGCCATACAGTATAGTTATTCTCAGCCATTTCTTGTTTTTATATAAATAGTAGTAATTTCCTACAATAATTAAATCTTTTATTTTCTACCCCCGAATAACCATAAATAGTTTTCATAATCACTTTTTGACGCACCACCGTGATGAGGTCTACCATATGGGTCATTTCTCATCGCACTTAATGTAGGATTATAATCATTAACAGGATTCTTTACCGGTGTTTCCTGTACCATCCAACTATCAACCATAGCTTTAGTTTGTTCTGTTACCTTCTCCAATGATGAGAATGAATTTTCACCAACATATATCGCCATAGCCATTGCCATAATCAAGTCATCGTGTTGTCCTTTTAAGTGGTCAGGTCTACCATTTACATAAACGAACGTATTCAACTCATGTAATAATCTAGTTGAACGTACTCCGTAACCATGTCTCAATGCCTCTTCAAAAGCTGCAACAATCTGAACCCTTTTACTATTAAAGTTCAAACCTGGTATCTTCTCCATCGCTGTTGGATTATATTTCCACTTATCAGCGGCATTAACACCTTCAACATATAAGTTTTGGTAACCCATTTCTTGAAGTTTCCTTGCCGTAGATACTCCCATACCACCAGTGATATCAATAACCACAAATGCAGAATACATAGTGGCCCATTTGAATGCAATCTCAGCGGCAACATCAGGTGGTATCTTTCCTAAGTACTCCAATACCTGTTCTCTCTCATCAAAGTCGATAATACAGAAGGTAGTGAAATCCTCACTATCACCACGAGAAACGTCAATACCCATAATGTACTTATGTCCTGCAATTGGTTCTTTCCATTGCCACAAAGCACCACCCATAAACTTATTATCGGCATTACGGATTTCACGGTCTTTGATTTTCTCAATAGTTTCGTTAGGAATAACATTATCCCCTGAACCTAAGAAGTTACATTCCAATTCCTGAGCAATCTTACGTCTATCAAACTTAAGTTTCTTGGCCATAGCCTCAAACCACAATGAATAGGGTTTATATCCCTCATCAAACTTCTTAGTTATCTCATCAAAATCTCTTTCTCTTGGGTCAATATCTGAATAATCAATAATAACCTCTTCATCATTATAGTCTTCACGGTTCAACATGTAATGAACAATGTCGGTACATTTAATTAGTTGTAGTGTTTTGGCATAACGAGGGTCACGGTACCAATACATATCGGTAATCTTGAAGTCGTTCATCCCTCTTAATGATTGGTCGTATATTGAATAATAGATTGGGTCAAAACCGTTAGGTGTTGAAATAACGATTACCTTACCACCCGTAGACAATGAAGCCATACACGCAGACCAGAAGTCATCATCGGCATCGATAAATGCGGCCTCATCAAATATTAGGATTGTTGGAGTATAACCACGCAAGGCATCCTTTGATGTTGCAACGGCTTTCACCTCACAACCATTCGTTAACTTAAAGTGTCTTTGTGAATTCTTATCTGCAGAGAACTTAACACCTAACCACTCAGGCCATTGGTCAAGAAATGCCCTAATCTTATTTGCAAATTCCATGGATGTATCCAATTTATTTGCAATGATTAGAATCTTTTCAGGTTTACTCTTTTTAGCTGTAACCAACTTTTTAGATGACCACGCAGCGGTTACCGTAGATACACCCGCCTGTCTATACTTAATAGCGATATTCTCCTCAAAGTTATCGTAGTCGTATATCAACCTGTCTTGGTCAGGGAATAATTCTAAAGGAACGTAACGTGATTGTGTATTGTCGTAGGTTTGAAGATAGGTCTTAAGAGCATAGGAAGTGTCTTTCACAATCTTTGCATACTCGACCAATACCTGTTCTCTACTTAAACCCATAAATCATAAAGTAAGATTTATTTATGATAAATCAATTCCGAGACCACCTAAGAAGTCTCTGAACTCATCATCATCTTCCTCGTCATCACTATCACCTAAAGCATCTTCTAAGTCATACTGACGAAGTTCCTCAACGATTTCATCAACCATTCTCTTAACAATCTTCTGACCTTTTTCTGAGTCACCAATAATTTCTTTAGCCACCTCGAAGAACTCTTCTGTCGATAATGCTGAGAAACGTGAGAATAAATAATTCTGAATCTCTCTCATATCATCTTCATATAAATCTTCAGGATATGATGCAGTGAATCTTTCCCAAATAACAGGCCCTAATCTTAAATCCCAAATTTCATAAGGTAAGGTATCTTGTGATGCCATAACCATATCTGCAGCTTTAGGGTCGTCAGGTAAACCTTGTGTACCCAAGACCTCATAAACACCTTTGATTAACTCGTGAAGTAAAACAGGAAAGAATAATCCTTTTGCTTTGATTGTAGGTGGGTCAGTAGTATCATCAACTTCTTCAGAACCCTGAACACCTTCACCCTCACCTGCCATCATCTGTGTCATTTCATCAGGTATAATCCAGTACATCAAATCTGCAATAGACATTAACACACCGTAAAGGTTAAGTAGTCGTGGGTCCAAACGGTCCAATTCTTCACGAACCAAGTTGAACATATAATGACCTTTCTTAGACGCCCCTTGAATTAAGGAGTTGATGAAACGTCTTTTTGCTTTCTCCATGTCAAACTTATCCATTGCATCCATAAATGCTTCGATGTCGTCCTCCATATCATCGGCATTCTCATCACCGAACATTTTCATAATATCCTCCTCATCTGGTTCTTCTGATGAAGGTCTCATTTTAGAAGTGTCAATCTGACCCATACCTGATAATAATTCCACATCGAATTGGAATGCTCCATCAGGAAGTGCCATTTCTTTCTTAACCAAATCAACGGCTAAGTTTTCAAGATACTCTTCGTTTTCGTTCTCGATTGATTTAACATCTTGAACTGCACGTTGCAACATCATTTGCAACTGCATCAAGGCATTTTGATTAGAGATGTCAGTAATACCTGTATATTGTTTTACCTTATCTACAACGTCCTTAAATCTTTTCGACGCCAATAACTCTTCAAATGATGATACAACACCATCACCATCCACATCGATATCCAAAGCGGGATTATCAGATAACGGAGTCTCACGACCTTGAATTTTTGCCTGAATATCAGGAGCCATTCTTTCTGGTCTATCTCCGTAGTCAATTGGTGCTTCATTAATCTTCTTGCTCATCTCTAAATTGTATATTTAATGTATTAAACTTCAAAAAGCTTGGTAATTCTTTTTTACCTGCCTTAGGTGCTGGTTTGTGTTTTGGTTTGTATGGAGTCTTTCTTTCTGGTTTTTCAATTGTACCAGGTTTAACTCTCGAAGGTGCGGTTTCTGTTTCACCTGCTTTTGGAGCCGGTTTATGTTTCGGCTTATAAGGTGTCTTCCTTTCAGGTTTAGTCCTTGTAGGTGTCTTTACAGGAGCTTCCTTCGTACCAGGTCCCTGTTCCAATAAACTCATTAAATCTTTCTTACTCATAGTCGTTGGTACGTATTTCTTCACCAAAGATACTATAGATTCTTCGATTTGTCTAATTTCATTTTGTTTTTTAACGTCTCTGACACATCTTTCATATTTTTCAGATTCACTCTTACTATATGAGTCTCTTTCACGTCCTTCTAAACCTAATGATGATGTACATATCGCCCATGGATTAACCTCTTCTTCTTCACCCATTTCTGAACGGTTATTATCTGAATCATCATCCATACCATCAGGAGCCATGTCTTTCTCATCATGAGGACCTTCTTGACCAGTATAATCTTGACGTGCCAAATCTTCCAACCCGTCTTCATCCTCTTCTAAGTCTTCTTCACCAACCAGTGCTTGTCTTAATCCGGTTACCTTTTCACGGGCAATGTCTAACTCTGTATTTACA